CATGGTGGTGAATACTTTGCAGCGGGTGTTGGCGGATCTATCACAGGTCGAGGGGCCGATTTGCTTATTATTGATGACCCACATACTGAGCAAGACTCAATGTCTGATTCAGCTATGGAACGTGCTTATGAATGGTACAGTTCAGGACCCAGACAACGTTTACAACCAGGAGGTAGGATCTTAGTTGTAATGACTCGTTGGGCTACCGATGATTTAACAGGAAGGCTCATCCGAGCACAATCTGGTATTAAATCAGATCAATGGAAAGTAATTTCTTTTCCTGCAATTCTAGAAGACGATAAACCTGTGTGGCCTGAGTATTGGTCAAAAGAAGACCTAGACGGTGTCAAAGCTTCTATCTCAGTTAAGAACTGGAATGCACAGTATATGCAAGACCCAACCTCAGAAGAAGGTGCAATCATTAAAAGAGAATGGTGGCAAGACTGGGATAAAGAACATCTTCCAAAATTACTACATGTAATACAATCTTATGATACAGCATTTTCTAAAAAAGAATCTGCTGACTATTCTGCTATTACCACCTGGGGTATCTTTGAACCGGTAGATGGTTACGAAAAAGCAATAATACTTTTAGATGCTCACAAAGGTAGGTATGACTTTCCAGATCTTAAAAATGTTGCATTAGAGCAATATCATTACTGGGAACCGGAGACCGTAATTATTGAAGCTAAAGCTTCAGGACAACCCCTAATACATGAGCTTAGACGTGCAGGAATTCCTGTAATAGATTTTGTACCATCAAGAGGAAGGGACAAGCATACTAGAATAAATAGCTGTTCACCTGTATTTGAGTCTGGTATGGTATTTGCACCGTTAGATGAACACTGGGCACAAGAAGTAATTGAAGAGTGTGCAGCGTTTCCTAATGGACAATACGATGACTATGTTGATTCTATGACCCAAGCTGTGTTAAGATATCGACAAGGTGGATTTGTTTCAACATACTCGGATGACTGGGACGATCCTCCAATGAAATTAGAAAAAGAGTATAAATATTATTAGGAGATTCAATGAGTCCAAAACAAAAAAAGTTAGCTGAAAAAGCTCCACCACCAAATAAAATTGATGCAAAAGATTTCGCTGTACTTAGAGCAGAAAAAGCAAAAGGTAGAGGCATGGGTCTTCAGGATGAAAAAGTTAAACCAGGTAAAGTACAAAAAGCATTTATGGGTTTAGCTGTAGAGGCATTTAAAAAAGCAAAAAAGAAAGGTGCAAAAGGCCCTGAGTTTTTATCTCCACTTGCAATGTTAAAAAGAATTTCTGGTAAAAAAATGGGTGGTGTTGCTAAATACAGAGTCGGTAAATCAATAAAAGTAAAAGACGATTCATCTTTTAGTAAAAAAATGGAACTTCAAGAAAAAGGTGTTATCAATAAAAAAACTGGTGCTGGAAGAGAAAAAATTACAAAAGCATTAAAAGCAACTAGAGTCGGTAAAATGTTATTACCTGTCGCTGTAGCGGGAGTCGCTGCACAACAATACTTAAAAGGTAAAATGAAAAAAGATAAAAATAAAAAAACCTTAAAAGATTTTAGAGAACAAAAAAAACCTGGAGTTCCTTCAGAAAAAACAAAAACAATTAACTCAGCTTTAAATAAACTTAATAAAAAAATGGGTGGTGGCATGATAGCTCCAAGTCAAAGACCTGGATATTCAAAAGGTACTATGGTTAAAGCTAGAGGTTGCAAACTAGGTAGAACAAGACCTACTAAAATCACATAGGAGGGACAATGTCCCTGAAGGCAATACTTAAAGCGGGGAAGGAATTACTCAAGGCGAAGAAGCCTTCAGCAACACCGACTACCGGACAACAACAAAGACAAATTACTTACACACCTAAACCTTCTCAATCACAAGCGAAAGAGTTAGTTGAGCAAGAATTAAAAAACCCACCAGTAGTTTTAAAGAAAACAAAACCCCTGCAGATGGGTGACGACCTAGCACCTGCTTTTGGTTCATCAACATATGACTGGGCTATGAGAATGGGTAGATCTAAGTACACTGCAGATGAATGGCTAGATCACTTGACATCAACTAGAAAAGTAAACTTTAAAATATTTGGTAAGCCTGCGCAGAAAACTGTTCGTGAACAAAAAAGATTTAAATACGATTCAGGTCCCTTTGCCGGTAAAGAAGTTAGTGTATCCAAGGAAGAATTATTCGATTCTAATTTAGCAGTTTTTAATGAAATGGGAGACCTAACAGGTGGCCTGTTATATGCAGCAAAGAAATTTGGTTTGAAGTTAGATGCTAATGAAGTAGGAGCAATGTTAAAATTAAATCCTATCAATAGATTAAAACCAATTGAACTTGGTGTTAACAAAAGTGCACAAGAAGCATTTGATGTAGCAGCAAAGAATGCAAGAAATACAGTAAGAGATTTACAAGTTAAATACAAAGACAACGATGCTCTAAAATATGAGTTAGATCAGTTACAATATTATTTAAAAGCAGATTCTGGTGTTCCAAGTAGATCAGCATTAAGAGATTTAAATGAATCATTAAAAAATTTTACAAACTCTGGATTAGTGCCTGTAGATGAAAAGAAAGCATTAAACAAAGTTATTGGTGAAATAAATAATAAAGTTGGACCAATGCAGACTACCAAAACTAAATACGGAACAGAAACTAATTACACTTTACAAGGTGGTAAAGATTATAGAGAAACTATTTTTACACTTCCAGAGGACATTCCAACTAACGCATCACTTAGAAACAAAGGCGGACATTTTACCGATGTGATTGGAGATACTAATAACATCTACCACATTAGATATGATACAAGGTTCACTCCAGATGGTAAAAAGGTATTTATGATTAATGAAATACAATCTGATGTAAACCAGAGTATTGCAAAATCTTTAACTAAAGCTCAACAACTGTCAGGAGAAAGAAGATTAAATCCATTTAATGCTGATCTAGAATTAAATTTGCTTGTGAGTCAACGAGGAAAGATGCTCAAAGATTTAGATGATGCAGTTGCAAACAATGAGTTTGGTAGAGTGAATGCTATAAGTGCGTCTATGAAAGATATAAATACAAAATTAAAAAGAATTTCATCTCGAAGAGATTATGACTCTAATCAAAAAGATTACTTCCCAATGGTTGAAGCAGATTCATATGGAGATCATGCAATAAAATATTTAATGCAGAAAGCTGCACGTGAGAATGTTGATTACGTAGCCGTTGCCCCGTTTGACAAAGTAAGTTTCAGACAAGGTTATAAAGCTGGTAACGAAAGATTTTATGGGTACGCAAATGGCAAAGGTATTGGTAAAAAAGGTAAAGCGGTTATTCCAGATGTAATGTCTAGAAATGCAAGGTTCTATGGATCAAAAGCAGGGCCTACAAAAATATCTCTGTCAGATCCAACAAAACCATACAAATCTGTTAGTAGCGATACTTTTAAATATCCAAAAGATCATCCACTGAAAGGAAAAGAAATTAAAAGCACCTATCACAACAGCGCTGGTATGAATCCTGAAAAAGGAACTAAGAATATTCCAGAGGGGGATCCACGCTTGTATTTTGATGCATATGCTATTAAAGTGAATTCGTTAATGAGAAATACACAAAAAACTTATAAGTCTAAAGGTGGACTTGTAGTGGATATGTTTAAACCAATAAGGTACAATTAATCATGGCAGTA